GATCTTCATCAAATAGCTCTTCAAAATCACGAGGAACATATTCTCCAATCACCAGTCTGGGATTCAAGACCGTACCAGCAAATTTCGCAAGAGGGAGAGAAAATCCTTCTCGAGAAAACAGCTGTAACTCAGGACTTGAAACAAACTGGGAAGCCATTCGTCTTTGTGCCCGAGATAGGTTTCTAACCCAATCTTCAGGCGCAAATGAAGGATCTAAACCAAAGCCACCAAGGTGACTTGGAAGATACCAACAAGGACGGAAATATTTTCCAAAACAACGATTCTTAAATCTAGACAAACATTGAGGAACGCAACAAGCGGACCAAGGTAAGTTTAGAACCATCCTATTGAGGTCGCGAGCGGCCAAAAGAGGAGTAGAGTCGGATTCACCACCTTTAAGAGAGATACCGGTTATCACTTTTTGAGAAAGATAAGTTCTCTTAACCATACTTCGAATGCCCTTAACAGAGCGTTCTATGAAGGTCTGAGAGTTCATCATACAAAAATAAGGAGAAAGATAGTGTTTTCCAACACTAATCATAAAACCAGCATCCTCACAACATGGTAAAAAGTATTCGTCATGAAAAGTTTTGGTACACTTAAAAAGCATATCATCACCATTGACAAGTACATTTTGGCGCATAATCTCTGCCAAACGAATGGTGTTTCTCCTTTCTTTAAGGGAAACATCTTCAACCCAACGGTCAATTGCTGTCCAATAAACTGCTAAGTTTATCAAACAAAGCAGCGGAAAAGACAGAGGATGACCCATTAACTGACCCTCAACTATTCTAACGGAAGATCCGTCAGGATAATGAGCAACGCCACGGAGTAGAGAGGAATAGCCAAGATAAAAGTAAGGAGAATCACGTAGACCTGAAAAGGCCTTAAGCGAAGCATCCTTTCTCAATAAATCTGTGGCCGCCTCATAATCCACTGAACACCATAACGGTAGATCACTGGCTTCACTATGTATCTTTTGAATAGAACTAGTGAGATCATCATGCAACATTGTCGAAGCAAAACAGTGTTTCCAACAACTAAGCATAAAACCTTGTAAAGGCTGTAATGCTGTGTAAAGAAATCCATCTCCCTTTGAGATGATCCGGAATTTTCCGGGTTCAGGAATTGCAACGACATCAACCGAATTCAGAATGGTGCAATGATTTTGTCCCTCTTCCACGTCAAAAAGACGGGATTTCACAGAATCAACTGCTTTCAAATAATTCTCTTTTCGCCAACAGTCAATCTTAGCATTCAACACACCAAGACTTCCTAGTGGAGTCTTTACTGACGGGAACTGGAATTTGCCAAATAAACCGAGCGCCCCTCCATGACGGAGAGAAACTTGTCGGCAGGCAGATCCAGAAGGCATAAATTTATGGTATTGTGTCCAATCTTCACAGAGAGGACGACGATTACCAAATTTTAATGCTGAGGAAGAAAACAACATTGCACTGGTCTCCATGATCTTGAAAGATAGATCTAGAGGACAATGAGGTTTAATCTCTGAGAGACGAACCTTATGTGAATCCAATGCTTTTACCTTCTTAAGATCTGATAAAGCAGGCCAAGCCTGCTTACATCCTTTCTGAAGAGAGTAAATGAAGGACAGATCCTTGTGAAGGATCGACTTCTTCAAATGTGTTTTCAACCAACCCGAAAACAAAGGACATGTGTTCCATTCTTCTCGAACCGGAGGGTTAGAGGATGATGAGACACACTGGAAGAGAGCTAGATCAAGCCAATACTTAACGTAGGCTTGTTCTCTCGAATCGGCAGTCACAT